TAAACAAGGCTACAGTAAAACAGCCTATACATCAGATACTATACAAGACTTTAAGAACTGTGCAAATCCAGATACAGGTCCTCTGTATTTTATGACTAATCATGTAAAAATACAACATCCTACAAAAGGTGGTATAGATTTTGAACCTTTTGATTATCAGTTAGAACTAATCCATAACTATAATAATTACAGATATAGTATTAATATGCTGGGCAGACAGATGGGTAAAACTACTGTGGCGGCAGGATACTTGTTGTGGTATGCAATGTTCCAACCAGATAGTACAATATTAGTTGCGGCTCACAAACAAGCAGGTGCTCAGGAAATTATGCAACGTATAAGGTATGCATATGAAAGTGTGCCTGATCATATAAGAGCAGGCGTAACAGAATACAATAAGGGTAGTATAAGTTTTGATAACGGTAGCAGAATAGTAGCAAGTACAACCACAGAAAATACTGGTAGGGGTATGTCACTTACCCTAGTGTACTTAGACGAGTTTGCATTTGTGCCTCCCAGAATAGCAAGTGAGTTTTGGACAGCATTGTCACCAACATTAGCAACAGGTGGTAAATGTATAATTACAAGTACACCAAATAGTGATGAGGATACTTTTGCAACTATTTGGGGTCAAGCAAATAAGTTATTTGATGAACATGGTAACGAGCAAGAATTAGGTGTAAACGGATTTAAACCAATGTTAGCAGTTTGGGACAGACATCCTGACAGAGATACTACATGGGCCACAGAAGAACGTGGAAGAATTGGAGAAGAAAGATTTAGGCGTGAACATGAATGTGAATTCATTATATATGATGAAACACTAATTGATCCATTAAGATTAGTTGATATGGAAGGAGTTGAACCTAAAATAAAAATGGGTAATGTACGTTGGTATAAACAACCAACACATGACAGCACATATTTGGTTACATTAGATCCTAGTAGTGGCACAGGTGGAGATAATTCAGCAATACAAGTTTTAGAGGTGCCTAGTATGGAGCAAGTAGCAGAATGGTACCATAATAAGTCTCCTGTAGAAAAACAAATTAAAGTAATGTTAGAAATAATGCATTATATAAGAGAACAAACAAATAATCTATCTCAAATTTATTGGACTGTAGAAAATAATACTATTGGTGAAGCGGCTCTTGTTGTTATAAGAGATACAGGAGAAGAAACATTTCCTGGAGATTTTTTACATGAGCCTAAACGCATACAAGGTAAAAAAGGCAGAAAGGGATATCATACCACACACAAAAATAAAATGGAAGCCTGTTTGCAATTAAAAAGGTTAGTAGAGAGTGGGAAGTTACATTTAAAAAGTAAGGCTCTTATAAGTGAATTAAAAAACTTTGTAAGCTCAGGAAACAGTTTTAAAGCAAAACCTGGTGCTACAGATGATTTAGTAATGGCATTGGTTATAGCAATCAGAATGACAGAGTATATAAGTCAGTTTGAAGATGATGTGTATAATGCTGTAAATAGCAGTTTAAGTGTAGACCCTAATGACCCTAATGGATTTGAAGACGATTCAGACTACCCAATGCCTATAGGTCTTTTATAATGGAAAGGAAAAAAACAGTAAACGAATTATTGCTAGACACTACAGCATTAAATTCTTTAGCATTGTACGGAAAACAATGTAGAACAAATTACTACTTAGATCCTGATGACTTCCTGGATTGGGTTTATAGTAAGTTTAAATTTGTGCAATATAATCCCAGAAAGCAAGTACAAAGGTTTGGTCTTAGTATTACAAGTTTAGATGGTGGAGTTAGTGGTATACCTGATCTTGATAGTTTAAGGGAATACAACCAGGAAAATAATACTAATTATGACGAAAAAGATTTTAATATTAGAACGCCTGTAGCAGAATATCCTCCGTTAAAAAAGATTCTAGATGTATTTGGTGATAGTATTTTTAGAACACACATTTTAAGGCTAGATCCAGGCGGATATTTCCCCCCTCATAGAGATCATAAAATACCCTTCGTTGACAGTTTTAGGCTTATAGTACCCTTACAATATGTAAATCCACCACATTTTAATTTTGTAATAGATGGTGATATTACGCATTGGGACACAGGGTTTGTTTACTTTACAGACACGACTAAATCCCATTATTTGTTTAATGCTGGCGATATGCAGAGCTATTGGATAGTAATAAATGTTGAAACCACAGTAGAAAATGTACAGAAAGTATTAAGCAACCTTTCAGTAAGAGTGTAAGATCAGATAAATAGACGTATGAACATTAAATTAGTGGCAGAAAAAACATTCAACTTGCTAAAAGGCTTTGGATATGAAGTCAGCAGTTATAATAAAGAAGGTGATTTGGTTATTGACCCTATGGAGGCAACACGTTTTGCTGTTGAGTCTCCAAATATATTAGTCAGGATTGACCCTTTAGAAAAACATTTAAGTCTAAAAACAGGCACACCAGGTGAGAGTATAGAAAAAATTAGACCCATGTTAAAGGAGTTAGCACAAGATTATTTGCTGGATTTTGACTATTCTGTGTTTGATAAGCAAATTAAACCTAAAGGTGAAAAAGTAGATGTTGCTAAAAAGAGTAAAGAGGAATTTCAGATGTCAGAAGATATGAACACATTAAAAAAACTTGCAGGTCTACAAGTTGATGAGGTTAAACAGCCAGGCGAAGAAGAAAGTCCAGACCAAAACCTGACTCAACAAAATATGAAAGATTATGCTGATGCTAGTGCAAAATTAACAAAAGTATACAGCAAAATGTTTCCAGAAATTAAGGATATATTTGCAAGGGCATGGGCGGCAGAAAAGGCAAGACCAAAACTTCCAAGCGAGGGACCTGATATTCAACAGGCAATAGCATCAACATTTATGAATATTGCTAATAGAAGAGCGGCAGATGATCGTTTACAACCTGGTATATTGGATAAAGTTCCTACAGATGACAGAGATACGAGAAGATTTGATGAGATTGACATTAATAACTTTGACGCAATAGTTGAATGGGCAAAATCAGTTATACATGAAGCAGTTTCTGGAATACCATGGGCTATGAAAGACTTTGGAGACTTTAGATGGGACTCAATAAAAACAGGAATGGACTCTAATGATGCTTTTAAATTGTTCATAGACGGAATAATTCAGTATAGAGGTACTCAAGGTAAAGGTGGCTATACAGCACAAAATTTAGCAGATAAAAATGGAATACATTATCAGGAAGTGTTAAAAACATATACAGATAAATTAGCACAAATGGGTATGTCGGTAGAAGGCGGTACTGGAAGATTAGTAATAGACCAAGTTCAACACAGAAGCACTAATGAATCTTCTATAATGGACAATATTAACGAAGCAAGTTTAGGTAAAATGACTGGTAGCAGAAAGTCCAGTTATCAGCCACTAGCAGATAATGTTAAAATTATAGTAAGACATAATAAAGAAGTAAACGAAGAAGTTCGTGGTGCTAGAAGCAGAAACATTCACAGTATATTAATACAACGTGGAGAAGAGAAATTCAAGATGGCAGAAAACAATCTGTCAGCCGCAAGAGCAATGGCAAGACATTTGCACAATGGCGGAGAAACTTTTGACGAGATAGGTGAAGCAATTACAGAAATGTCAAGAGAGTTTAAAAAATTAAAAGAATTTGTAAACTATGTTAGAAAAGCAAATCTAGTAAATGAAACAAATGAAGAGTTTGTTACTATGGCAATGGAAAACATTAATACAATTAAAACAAGTTTTACCAGACTGAGTGGTGTTAAATCATATGCTAATGCTGTAGAAAGTGTTAAGGCATATAACAATGTAGAATTACTACAAGACGACTTAGACTTAGAAAGCAAATTTACTGAAACACATTTTGACGATAAAGTTTCAAATGTAATGGACAGTTTAAAAGCAAGTGCAAGTAGAAAAAATAGTTTTGAAAGCAAAATTGTTACAGCAATTGAGTCAGAAAGTTTTAACAATATAACAGAATTACTTAAAGAAGATGATCTTTTAAACTTTGAATCTCTTAATCAACAACTTGGACATCAGGTTAGTAAACTAGGATATTCTGCCAAAGATGAAACTTTAGGTAATTATTTACATAGCATAAGTGGTAAACTTAATGCTGGTGAGCAACTTAGCCAATTCGAGTATGGCGCAATTAAAAGTTGTTTACTAAGTGCAGGTCAGCACAATGTACAAAGTGCTCCAATGAGTATGGAAGAGTCATATGAAGCATTTTTAGACCGTTTTGTAGACTAGAATACTGGTTTATAGATAAATAAATTTGTTGGAAAAATAAAGTAATTTAATTTCCAATAGTTGTAAGAAAGTACTTGACTTTTTTACATCAAGGCATTATAATAATAAAACAGTTGTACCCTAAACACAGAAGGTACGGCGAAACATGGCACATAAAAGGAGAAAACATTATGGCATCTTTACAAGAAATCAGAGCAAAACTACAATCAATGGAATCTAAACCAGGCAGTAGTTCCCCCGCTCAAGGCGATAAAGCAATATACCCGTTTTGGAACATCGATGAAGGCACTAGCACCGTATTAAGGTTCTTGCCTGACTCAGATCCAAATAACACGTTCTTTTGGGTTGAACGACAAATGATCAGATTAACATTCCCAGGAATTGTTGGAGGCGAACAAAAGCCAACAACCGTACAAGTTCCTTGTATGGAAATGTTTGCTGGTGAAACATGTCCAGTACTAACTGAGGTAAGACCTTGGTTTAAAGATCCTTCATTAGAGGATATGGGACGAAAATATTGGAAAAAAAGAAGTTACATCTTCCAGGGATTTGTTAATGAAAATCCACTAAATGAAGAGGCACCTGAAAATCCAATTAGACGTTTTGTAATTGGACCGCAAATATTTAATATAATCAAATCAGCACTTATGGATCCTGATATGGAAAACCTTCCAACAGACTATGTAGCAGGTACTGATTTTAGATTAGCAAAAACTACAAAAGGACAGTATGCAGACTACAGTACTTCTAAATGGGCAAGAAAGGAAACTGCTCTAACTGAAGAACAATTGGCGGCAATTGATACACATGGTTTGTATAACTTAAACGACTTCCTTCCTGCAAAACCAACACCAGAAGGTGTACAGGCGATTGCGGAAATGTTTGAGGCAAGTGTAAATGGAGAACTGTATGATCCAGCAAAATGGGGTAACTTTTACAAACCCTATGGACTTGATGTTGGAACACAGACACAATCGACTGTGGCACCAGCTCAAACTGTACAGGCAACTGCAACAGAGAGTGTGGCTCCTGTAACAGCACCTGCACCAGCAGTAGCAGAAACAACTGCACCAGCAGTAGAAACTCCTGCTCCAGCACCAGTGGCTGAAACAGTAGCAACTGCTCCAGCAGAGGACACAGGCAAGAAGTCAGCAGATGACATTCTTAATATGATTCGTAACAGACAATCATAAGGAGATATCATGCAAAAACCTTTTGACTTAACAAAGTTCAGAACTGGATTGACAAAAAGCATATCTGGTATTAGTGCAGGATTCCATGACCCTAGGGATTGGATCAGCACTGGTAACAAAACATTAGACTACCTAATTAGTGGGGACTTCAATGGAGGTATCCCACTAGGTAAAGTTAGTGTGTTTGCAGGTGAATCAGGTTCTGGTAAATCGTTTATATGTTCTGGAAACATTGTTAAAAATGCACAAGATAAAGGATGTCAAGTAGTATTATTTGACTCTGAAAACGCATTGGATGAACAATGGTTGCAGGCATTAGATGTAGACACTTCTCCAGAAAAATTACTGAGAGTAAGTGTTTCAATGATTGATGACGTTGCCAAAGCAATATCTGAATTTATGAAAGACTACAAAGCAAATTATGGTGATCTGGAATATGATGAAATGCCAAAACTTGTTTTTGTAGTAGACAGTTTAGGTATGCTTTTAACTCCTACAGACGTTGATCAATTTAACAAAGGTGATATGAAAGGCGATATGGGCCGTAAACCAAAGGCATTAGCCTCCTTGGTTAGAAATACGGTAAACCAAATCGCCCCTTTCCCTATTGCCTTAGTGGCAACAAATCATACTTATGCATCACAAGATATGTTTGACCCTGATGATAAAATATCAGGCGGACAAGGTTTTATATATGCATCAAGTATTGTTGTAGCAATTAAAAAACTTAAACTAAAAGAAGATGCAGACGGAAACAAAGTATCTACAGTACAAGGTATTAGAGCCGCTTGTAAAGTTATGAAGTCAAGATACAGCAAACCTTTTGAAGGTGTGCAGATCAAGATACCATATGAAAGCGGAATGGATCCATATAGTGGTATGTTAGAGATGTTAGAATCCAAAGGCATTGTGGAAAAAGTCGGGAATAAACTTTCTTATGTATCACCAGTTACTGGTGAGGAAATAAAAGAGTTCAGAAAAGGCTGGACTAATGACAAACTTAAACTAATTATAGATGAATGGGGACAAAATCCTAAAATACAAGATGAAGTTGAGGATATAGACCCTGATGTATTAGAACCAGATATGGAGGATTATACAGATGAGTCCTGAAGTAGCATTACTATT